TTTATAGTTTTTTACTTTAATCCTCGTTGGACTTTTACCTTTTGTGTCTTTTGACCTACCTTTTTCTTTCTCTCTTTTCCTGCGACATGCAGAATCTTTGGCGGACTGACTCATTTTTCCAGCGACACCCGCTCCCCTACATACAGGATATCCTCCTTTATCTGAATCACTACGACCACAGGGTGGGTGACCACCACCTTTTTTTTTCTTACAGATATTAACCCATGGACCTTTAGGTTGTTTAGAACCTTTTTTCTTTTTTTTCTTACCAAACCATACGGATAAATCTTCAGATAAAATATATTTGTCCATGTTTACTTTCTCCCTTTTTTTAATAAATATTAGTTAAATCATAATAGTCATGTCAGAAAATAACACAAATACACTATTTAATACAATCAATTATAACGAACCACACGAATTAAATGAATTTATAGATAAAATGAATATAGACCAAGCATTATTTTCTTTAGTTCACGCAACAAGATATGCACATAATAAAGGTTTATATAATATTGAAGAATCTGAAGTTGTTTCTAAGGCGATTAGAGTTTTGACTACTCCTGTACCCTTAGCGAAGGAAGAGTCTAATGACGAAGGATGAATTAACTAGTAGAATTATTATTTTACAGTCTGAAATAACAGATGCGATTTTAAATGGTCATAAAGCACATGATGAAGACAAATTTAAATCACATAGAATCGAATTAATGATACTTCGTTGTATGTTATATGGTAAAGATTCTAAAATCTGTAAAACTGAAAAGATTAATTGTAGAAATTGTAAGAAATAAAAAGGGAGACCGAAGTCTCCCTTTTCTTATTGTTTAGAGTTGTATTATCTTAACTCATTTAAGTCAAATGTTCTAACTCCATCAACTGTAATCTTACCGTAGAAACGGTTATTTACCATCTTCTTAGCGTATCTTGTCATGATACCCTTGATTGGTGTGAAGTTGAATGGGTTATACATTGTTGGTGTCAACTGTAATGGTACGTATGGTGCATACACATAACCTGTGTCAAGTAGTGATGAACCTTTGTGTCCTAACAACAATGTGTTTGCTGGGAAATAAGGGTCACGATAAACTTGATATCTACCTGATAATGTACCTACTCTTTCAATACCCATGTTATACTGGTCCTGGTCAGGAGCCGCGTTTGAAACGTGGAAGTACTCAAGGTCGTCAAAGATTGCTGAAACCTCTGAAGATACAACAATCCAGTTAGCGCCACCTCTTAGAGTTGATTTATGGATTTGTGCTGAAACTTGGTTGATTGCAGTAATCAATGTTTGGTTCCAGTCCTTTTGGTTGTAGTTAATAGAACCATTAGAAACTCTCTTCCAACCATCGTAATCCCATCTTAATGACCAAGCAGCTCCTTTTCTTAAGTCTCTTAAGATTTCGCGGTCAATTTCTGCAGCTACCTGCTCTGATAACAACGCTGTCAATTCAGCCTCTGCATCAATATTATGGAATGCAGAAACGTCTTGAGCGAGTTCTGGTGACCACTGAGCTCTTAACTTTCTTTCAGTTACTGAAACTGTAACCGCTTCAAGGTCAAATGATACTTCACCAATAGCGTCTTCAAACTCCAATGTCTCATATCTTCTCCAAGATGCAGTTATAGTTGGTGCACTAGCAAATGTAGTACCTGTATATCCATCGGTTGAAGATGAACCGAATGCTGCAGGAACTGATGTGTCGATATCTAAGTAAATTGTACCAGTTTGGTCACAAATGTTATCGTAATTACCACCAGGACCTGAACCTGGGAATGGTGCTGATGTTTTTGTGCCATATTGTACAATACCCTTACCATATTTTTGTGTTACAACTCTAAAGTTCCAGTATGTTGGGTCAGTAGGTAAGTCAGTGTAAACTTCTAATGAAGATAGGAACTCTTCAGTATCCATCTCTTGTCCGTCAGGACCGATTAATTTACCAGCACCCACGCTTGAGAATCCTGTTAAGGATACTAAGATAGACCTCGTGTTACCGGTTACTGTACCTCCTGGTACTAATGTACCACCAGACCACTGAACTGCAGTACATGTACTAGTTAATGCGGTATATGCACCTTTTGAGTAATCAAATAATCCTTCAGGACTTGAATTAGGTGTTTTACCTTCATAAAAACGGTCATACAAGTTTTTACCTGTATCGTAGTTATCAGATGTACCACCTGTATATCCAGGTGCTCCGTATGGTTGTAAGTGTGTACCATCAGGGTTTCTGTTCTGAATCTTTGGAACAAAGTAGAACAATTTACCGATTGGTAGGTTCATAGCTTGAACTGAAACAATGTCATTAGCCAATAACTTAGAAAAAACTCTTCTTACGATTGGAAAAACGACAGTTTCGAATGAACCTGAACTATCTGAAGCGGCAGCTTCGTTTATCAAATATGATGCTTGGTTCTCATATAACTGAGCCATATTTTCTTTTAAGTGTCCTTTAAGACCGTCGAGGAACCCTAACTTGTCCCATTTGTTAATTGTGTCTTCTTTGATAACTTTAAGGTGCTTAAGACCGATGTTACCAACTAGACCTGATTCTAATAATGCTCCCATTTTAATATATTTTTAAGGAAATTTATTTTATTTTATTTTACTCATTAAATCCCTCATTCTTAAGAATTGAGGATTTTCATAAGTTTTACTCTCTATTAAATTATTCGCAGAACCATTAGAAGGAGTTTTTTGAACTTTAGATTGTACTGTTTCCGTAACTACTGTAGTTTCTTTTCCTCCTAAATCTTCTTTGATTGTTTTGTAAAGAGATTTGGATTCTTTAAGAGTTTCGACACCATCGAAACGTCTTAGTATGTTTATTTTTTCTTTTTTCGTAGTAGAATGTTCAGTAAATAAACGAGTAGCGTATGCTAAATTAGAATTAAAAATAGCAACTTCATTAAGTTTTTCTTTGAATACGTTAAGTGCCTTACGGTACTCTTCGTTTTTTTCTCTTAATTGAGTTAACTCACTTTTTAATTTTTTATTTTCTCTCACTCCCGCTCTTTTTAAGGTTTCTGGAAAACCTTCAGGTTTTAAATTAGTTGCTCTACCATTTACATGTGAACGAGCTGAACCTTCTTTAGTTTCACCCTTTTCTTCTTCTGAATCTTCTTCTTCTGAATCTTCTTCTTCTGAATCTTCTTCTTCTGAATCTTCCTCACCAATCTCAATTTCATAAACAACATCTTCTTCTGTGTACTCACCTTCTTCCATGTGGTCTTCTTCTGTATACTCACCTTCTTCCATGTGGTCTTCTTCTGTGTACTCACCTTCTTCCATGTGGTCTTCTTCACCTAAGTGGTTACCTATAGTTTCGTCAGTTTCTTCAGACTCACCCAACTGAATAACATATTCAGTATCGGTTTCATCGTCAGCTAAGTGTATGTCATCACCGTCTTGTTTGACAATAATTCCATCTTCTTGACCCATCGCCTTAAAAACTTTTAAGACCTCATCGTCAGATGCGGATGTTAAATCGAGAGGTAAAAGAACTTCTTCTTCATCATCTACTTCTAAGTCATCACCAGGTAAATCAACAGATAACATTTCGTCGTTACCCATTTCATTATCTAAATCTAACCCATCATTATCAGTTTCTATTTCATCCTCAAGGTCTTCAAGACCTAAGTCCTCCATATCAACATCTTCGTCATCAACCTCAACGTCTAAATCAAGTTCTTCTTGTTCTGACATTTCAGTATCTGACACTTCAATCTCATCGTCCTCATTTGTTTCGGACATAGATTCTTTTACTAATTCACTGATTTCTTCCTTCATAGTAGAAGCAAGTATTCCTTTTGCATTTTCACTAATGGCTTCTTGCAAATTTTCCATTTGCAGTAAAGCTTCTTCAACTAAATTTTTTTTATTTGCCATAATTTTTTTTGCAAAAAAGTTTATTATATTCTTTAATAAATATACTAAATAGTAAAAAAGTGTTTTTTACCTAACTTTTAGCAAAAAAAAATCGGGTATTAACCCGATTTATATTTTTTTTAAGACCTTATTTATTCGTAAACCTCATCAATTTTACTTTCAACACACGCTGTGATTCTCCAGTCGTAAACAAAGTCTTTAAATTTTTCAGTTACTTTTGATTCTACATCAGTGACATTATAACCTTTTACTAACTTTTCTTCTCTAATTTTTTTAATCTTACCTGAGTTTTCATCAATTAAGTCATACTGAACTTTTGCTACAAAATATTTTTCGTCCATTTTATTTTTTTGTTTAAATTAATATCCTAAATAATCGGTTAATTTTTTCATTAAGTCAACACTTTTACCTAAACCACCATCAATTCTTGGTTCTTGAGCTCTAAGATTAGTTTCCTCTTCAATATTTTCTTCATAGTTATTTCTGTCGTCTTTATTTAAGAATAAATAAGCCCCAGGTGTGGAAGGTGATGAAACCAAGTCAAAACAGATTAATTCAAAATCATCTTGTACTTCATTTCTTTCTCCTTTTTTAACAAGGGAACCTACACCACGAGAAGAAACACCCATAGTAACCCCTTGTCTCATTAAGTTAGCGGCTTGGTCACCAGGACATGATACAACACCTCTTTCATGAAAACCTGGTGAGGTTAATAATTTTATTTTACCCATAAGTGTATTACCTTCCCACCATACATCCGTTATTAAATGAGATACTCTATCTAAATCTATTAAAGATGACTCAGGGTGGTTAAGTTCGGATATTGATAATCCTTTTTCGATTGCTTTTTTATAAACGTCAGCTTCTCTACGTAAAATTTTTTCAGGATATACTCTTCCGTTTCTATTGGGTGTGTCGTACTTTTGTAAAGTAGCATAAAACTCAAAGGGTTTACTATGGTCTAGCTGTCCATACGATTCTTTTATAATTTGAGCGTTACGACTGTCGTTCGGGTTAATTGTTCCAGCATCCCATTCTACTAAAATACCTTTTCCGATATCGGTTGGTCCTAAAATTTTCATAATCTTTTACTATAAATATGTCAGACCAACTCTTTTGTCTTTTTTGTTTTGTGTATAATAAAATATTTCGTATTCATTATATTTTCTATATAAATTGAAGATATGATTTCTTTTATTTCTTTTTTTAAATCCTTTGATTTAAAATCAAATGTACTTTTCAAGTATAACGTTATTTCTAAATTCATAAAACTTCGTTTACCTGTTTGTATACCCGAACTTCTTAAATCTAAGTCTACGATATAATATGATTCAAAAGTATTTTTATTACATATTTCGTTAAGTGTGAATTTTATGTTACGCTTTATTGAACTTGTTACTCTGTCCCAATTTTCTAAATCTCGTGTTGGTTCAACCCACGTTTGTAGTACAATGTAAATACTTTTTAATTTTATTGCGTCAACTGTGCCATAATAACATTTTGCGTTATTAAAAATTTTTAATTGGCTCGTTTTTCCTTTTTTCATAAAATCTCATTTTTTATATTTTTATTGGTTTTGATAAAAAAATAAGATACATATGTACAATAGTCAAAAATTTCATATTTATATATGAATGTTAATAATTAATGTAAAAGGTAAAAATGGTATTGAAAGGGCTTTAAAAGAATATAAAAATAAAGTCTATAGAACTAAATTGCACCAAGAAGTTAGGGATAGAAAAGAACACGTCAAGGACTCTGTAAACAGAAGAGAAAAAAAGAAAAAGGCGATTTATATAAATAAGAAGAAAAACGATTTATAATCATTATTCAGAACCTCGGTCCCTTGAGAACTTTTCAAGGGTGGTAAATCCTAATCCCGCACCTACAATATACATCATACCATCCCATACATATTTTTGTAGTGGTATATCCATAAATACATTTGCAATAAATGCGACACACATCATAAAAAACGCACAAATAGTAATAAACCTTTTTGATGATTTTTGTCCATCTACATCACCCAGCAAAGACGTAAAAAACTTTCTCATAACCCTTTTTCTAATTGCTTTAACTTGTAAAGGGAGTGTTTTGTAAGGGTGTTATTGTTTATTTCTTCGATTGTAGATTCGATTTTTTTGTTTAATTCTTCATCTACGGATTCATTTAAAGTTACCTTTAACTTATCTATAACTATAGATTTTGTATTTTCAATTTCGTTAATTAACTGTTCTTTATTTAAAGAAGAATAATATTTAATCTCATTAATTTCTGACTCACTTAAATTATTATATTCTTTCTCTAATGTTTTATTGGCGATTTTCAACATAGATGAAATAGGTATATTTAAAGAAGTTTTTTCTAAAATTGTATTGTTGGATAACAACGATTCTTTTATTTTATTTTTAGATAATAAAACGGATTCAAGATTTTTAACATTGGTTTTATTGTATAAAACGTTATCAATATCAACATACGTGTTATCCACATCTTCATTAATTTTACTATCAATCCATTTAGATAATTCGATAATATCTTCTTTACTTGACTCAAGATGATTACTGATAATTTCAAAAGTATTATTTATATAATCTTCTACTATTGACTCTTTTACGTCATTTTTATTAGATAATTCGTCATATAAATAATATATTTCACTGATATTTTTTTTGTCTAAAATATGTAGTTTAAACTCCTTTAAATTTTTTTTAAATGAATCAGTACCATAGCTAGACTCAAACAAAAACTCTATTTTAGATTTAATTTTTCCAAATGGTGTCATGATATTCTTTTTAGATAAATATTACGTTATAAACAAATTACTCTTTAAGTAAAGAATTTAACTCATCTTCTATTTTTCCTAAAGACTGTCTTCCTTTGGATAAGTCTAGAATATTTTTACCTTTTATTAGGTCGTCCTCAACTAATAAATCTAAATCTCTATTTCTAATAAATCTTTCTACTGGTGGTTCTTCAGTAGTTTCTGTATCACCACCCGTATCACCACCGGTATCTCCACCTAAGTCTCCACCTAAGTCCCCACCTAAGTCTCCGCCTAAGTCTCCGCCTAAGTCTCCCATAGGTGGAGGTGCACCTCCCATATCACCTCCCATATCACCACCTTCTGTAGATGTTTCACCACCTTCTTCATTAGGTTTTTTACCGTATAGTTTGTCTATATTTGAGAATACTCCTGTGTTAAGTATAACTTCCGCAGTTTTTTCTAATTCAGCAGCAACCGCTTTTTCAATTCTTTGTTGTTGTAAATCTAATTTTATTTCCTCATCACTAAATCCAAGAATATGTTTTTTAGCCCAAGACGCGGAAACAGGTAATATACCATTTCCTGGGTCGGTTAACGCATCTCTATAAAGTTGTATTTTTTGTTGCCATTGTTCAATCTTTAATAGTTCAGCTTGTGCCGATGGGTTAGTTAACCCTAAAGTAAAGTTACTTAACTCATCTTCAAAACCTAAAAGATACAAATGAATAATAGCAATTTTATTCAATTCTTGTATCATAGATTTTTGTATTCTATTGATAGTTCTAGCAAACCTAATGTCTTGGAGAGATAAATTTTTTCCGTCACCAACAACCTCTTCAAAACCTAAAAAGGCTTTAGGAACTCTTAGAGAGGTTAAAAGTTTTTTCTGAATATATTCTATATCCGCAATTTCAGATAGATTTTGAGCACCAGGTAAGGTATCTATTGGGTTTGGCGCGTTAGGGTCTCTAACAGGTATAAAATAATCTTGGTCTACCGCCATTTGATTGTACCTTAAGTCTACGTTTCCATTTTGTGGGTCCGCAATTTGGTCTCTTTTAAATTTATTTGCAACACGATTTACGTAAGGTTCAACATCTTTATCATCCATGTTACCCACAAAAACCTTAAATACCCTTCTTTCAGGCGCTCTAGAAGTACGATATATTAACATCGCATCTTCTGATAGTATTAATTGTTTCCATATACGTCTACCTTTTTCTAACATAGATGTACCATACGGTAGTTTTCTATCATCACCTAATAATCTAAAGTGGGCAATTTCCCATGTATTAAACTCCATGTCTTTATTTTGCCATAAGAATTTTAATACATCATTTTCAGTTTCAGTTGTATTTCTTTCAGGTTTTATTTTCATACCCCTTTCTTGTCTCGTAATTTCGATATTAGGAAGTTGTTGTGCACCCATAACACCTTTTTCAGAATCAAGTTTTAGATATACGAAATTGTCACCATATTTACATGCATTACGTGTCCACATCGGTAAATTGGTGTTTATGTCTAATCTATTATTAAATAAATCGGCTAATACAGATTTTATTCTTTTACTTTCAGAATAAATTTGTAGGATATATCCATCCTCATCTGGTGTGGTTGACTCTTCTGAATATATGTCTAAAGCTGCTGAAATTTCAGGGGTATACTCCATACTTTCATAGTCATAAAATGACGCCAATCGTGTTGGTTCATAATAAACTGCTTGAGTATATAAGTTATTTTCTATCTTTTGCCATTGTTGACCTAAATATAGTGATTGTTGGGCTTGAAGTTTTTCTCTTTCATATTCCCTTTTATCTGTGGTCTTTAAAAGGTCTTTTTTATTAAATGTATATACTGGCGCTTGTTGGTCTAAAGTAGAGTCAGGACCAAAAACCCTTGTCAGTCTTTGCCAAATTGTAAAATTATTCTCAGCCATACTTTTTTAGATAAATATAAGACCAACGAAAATTAATTAAAGGTTATCTTCTCATACCTCCAAATAACCAACCGTAATCCTCATAATCTTTTTTAGTAAAACCATTAGGTCTTCTATGGTCTCTATAATTATTTGGCATAACAGGTATACCGGGGTTAAAGTCTTTCGAGGTATTTTTAACAGGACTTTCGTTAACCATCCAACTTTCCATCATGGCTTTAGTCTGCTCAGTAACCTTTTCTAATTGTGTAAATGAGTTTTCTCCCACATATATTGCCATTGCCATAGCCATGATAAGGTCGTCGTGTTGTCCTTTTATGTGGTCAGGTCTTCCATTTATATAAACAAAAGTATTTAATTCATTCATTAATCTTGATGAACGAACA